TTAAGGGTATCAGACAATAACCTTTTAGTTATTAATGACTTAGCTAAGCTACATGGCATCTATTTTAGCCCTACTGAAAAGCAAAATAAGGACGCAGCTATCAATCAGGTCAGAATGATGATAGACGAGGGTCAAATCAAAATTAACCCTAAATGTGTTCATTTAATAGACCATATAAAGCTTGCTACGTGGGGACCTAATAAAAAGGATTACGCTAGAGTTAGCGGACATCACTACGATGCCTTAGACGCTTTTATCTATTTAGTAAGAAACGTGAGCTTTACACACAATCCTTTTCCAAAAGGTTATAGATATCAAGGACTTGGGAGCCGTGATAACGTGTTTTTTAAGGAATCAGCTTATGAGCCCACCACAGACATAGAAAAACATCTGTCTGAACAATTTAAGCCAAGAACCACATATCGTAGAAAATCCAATTAATTTAACAAGTTAAGGTATCCGGGAGAACACAATAAATGTCTGATAATCAATATTTTGCAGCTAAAGACGGTAAAGAAACCGCTAATATTGTTCTTCAAAAAGCTAATATGTGGTTTAACGGATTAGATGCCAATGGCTATCTTGATCAATTGCGCGCTATGTATGCTGCTTATTATGGAGCTTACTATACCGACAACGGAAATGCTAATTCTATTACATTCTCCGGTGAGCAAGGTGAGCTAGTAAATATTGCTGTAAATCATTTAAATAACTTAGCGTTACATATGCTTAACATGATTACAAGTGTTAGACCTACAATGCAAGCAAGATCTGTAAATACTGATTATAAATCAATGACTCAAACTAAGCTTGCTAATGGAATTCTTGATTACTACATGCGTGAAAAACGTTTAGAGTATTATATTAAAACTGCCACAGAAATGGCAATAGTTTTAGGTTCTGGATATATCAAAATTGAATGGAATGCTACTAGTGGTGAAGTTTACGATTATTCAGAAGAAACAGATAATGAAATTTATGAAGGAGATATTGAAGTTTCAAATCTTTCTCCATTTGATGTAATTTTTGACATCAGCAGAGAAGACCAAAAACATGACTGGATTCTAACTCGGTCATGGAAAAATAAATATGACATTGCAGCAAAATTTCCCGAACTTGAAGAAAAAATTAAACAACTTGAAACTAAAACACAACTATCTAATCTTTATCTTGATTCTTTCTTTGGTGATGATACAGATTTAGTTCCCGTATATGAGTTTTATCATAAAAAAACAGAAAGCATGCCACAAGGTAGATACTTAATGTTTTGTTCTGATGACGTAGTTCTTATGGATAGTCCTATGCCATACAGAAATTTACCAGTATATAGAATTGCTCCTAGTAATATTATGGGTACGCCTTTTGGATATTCTCCGCTTTTTGGTATTTTACCAATACAAGATGCAGTAAATGCTCTTCATTCTACAGTACTTACTAATCAAACAGCGTTTGGTGTTCAAAGTGTTGTTGGTCCTAAAGGTGGAGATATTTCTGTTTCTGAACTTTCAAGTGGTCTTACTTACATCGAAGTAGATGAAACTAAGGGTCAGCTCAGACCTTTAAACTTAACACAAACTCCAGAAGAAATATTTAAATACATGCAAATGCTTGAAAAAGCTATGGAAACTATTTCTGGTGTAAACTCTGTTGCACGGGGAAATCCAGATCCTAATTTACGTTCTGGTAACGCTCTTGCTCTAGTACAATCTATGACTTTGCAATTTATGTCTGGTCTTCAACAATCATATGTTGCGTTAATTGAAGATTTGGGTACTGGTATCATTAACATTCTTAAAGACTACGCTGCAGTTCCTAGAATGGCGGCTATTGTTGGTAAATCTAATCGTACATACATGAAAGAGTTTACTGGAGATGATTTATCTTCAATCAACAGAGTTGTTGTTGAGCTTGGTAACGCACTTTCACGTACTACTGCTGGACGTGTTGAAATGGCAGAACAGTTATTACAAATGGGTTTAATTAAAACTCCACAACAATATTTTTCTGTTATGAACACAGGAAATCTGGATGTTATGACTGAAGATGAGCAAGCACAATTATTTTTAGTTAAAGGTGAAAATGAATTTTTAATTGAAGGTAAACCAGTAATTGCAATCTTTACTGATGACCATAATCTTCATATTAAAGAACATTCTGCAGTTCTTGCTGATCCTGAAATGCGTTTTGACCCTGAATTAGTACAAAGAACTTTGACTCATATTAATGAGCATATTGCTTTACTTAATGGTTCAAGTATGGCACCAAAGCCTGAAAGCAATCCAGATTATTTAACTATTAATAATCAACAACCTTTAGCTCCCGTAGGCGGAATGCCAGCAAATCAACCGCAACAAAATGTACCAGATGCTAGTATGACAGGACAAGCTATTCCCCAGGCACTTGATGCATCACAACAACTTGATCCTCAAGCTCAACTTAATGTAAATATTCCTCAACCTGCTCAACCTCCAGCAATAAATGGAATTCCTCAACCGACTACACCAGAACAAGTTTTAGCATCTAGTGGAGGGATTTCTGTTGGATAAGGTTAAAGCTTTAGCTAAAGAAAAACTAAAGGAATTTGAAGGCTCTTTAAATGAAGTGCATCAAGATAGCAAAGGTATTGACACTATTGGTTCAGGGATGGCTTTGCGAAGTCCTGCAACTAAAAACGCTTTTGCTAATTTAGGATATGATACTGAAAAAATTAGAACAGGTGAAACTTCCGTACCACAAAAAGATTTAGATTCAGCTATGGATAAAGTTCTTAATGAAAAGTATGATCTTTTAAATAACATTAAAGAACGTTCTTTTCCTCAAAAAAACTTAAATGAGCAACAACAAGCTGCTCTATTATCTATGGTTTATAATAGTCCAGAACTTCTTGGACCTAATATTAGACAATATTTAAATGAAGATAAAGACGTAGATGTAATGCGTGAGATTGTTTTAAATAGTAATAAAGATAAGTCTCCTGGAGTTCTTTTTAGAAGATTACAAGAAGCCGAGCTTTATGGTGGAGATATGGGCTTTAGTGACATGCTTTCTACTATGTCAGAACAAGAAAAAAATTATATTTTTAATACATTAAATGAAACTAAAAATGAGCAACAAAAACAAAAGATGATAGAGAAGTATCCACAATTTGCTCCATCTTATGTACCTACTGAAGCTCCTAAGTTTAACAAAGTACTTAAACTATTTAAAGGATAACATGGAAAAATTCTCTAAACTTTTTGATAAAAAAAATAAAACTCCAGATGAATTAGCTATTGAAGCTGGTTTAGAAAAAATGCAGGGATTGCACAATTTAAAGCAAATATTTGGTGGATCAGAAATAGAACAAAGAAAACCTCTTGAAAACATTAAACGAGTTACTCCTCCTCCATATGGTACCGATTATATGTCTGGTGACTATGGAAAAAGTAAAAATGAAGTAAGTTTAGAAGAAGCTGACAATAGGTTAAATGATGCATATAAAACACAACAAATGAAACAATTAGAAGATTTAGAGCAAGTTGGAGAATTTGAAGAACCAGATTCTGAAGCTAATTTACGTGCTGCTAAATTGAGGGCTTTACTCGGTAAATAATTAATTTAAATTATATAAAATTGACACTATTTAAAACTACCTATCTCAATTAAGAGACGGTATATAACAAGGAGAATATATGTCAGACGCACAACTAGCAGCAGTAGCTGCGGAAACAGCACCAGTTGAATCGACTGGTCAAGCAGTAGAATCACTAGATACAGGTTCCGCTCCTGTAGAAGCACAAGCCGATGCAATCGACCAAGCTGAAGCTTCAGGTGAAATTACTAAAAAAGAAGCACAATCTTTAAAAAAACAACTAAAGATTAAAATTGATGGTATTGAAGAAACTGTTGATTTGGATTTGTCTAATGATGAAGAATTAAAAAGACATATTCAAAAAGGCAGAGCCTTTGATAAACGTGCTAAAGAATATGCTACATTAAAAAATACAGTAGAAGGCTTTATCCAAAAGCTAACATCAGGTGATGAGTCGGCAGAAAAAGCATTAGCTGAACTTGGAATGAATCCTGAAGAATTTGCTGTAAAGTTAATGGAGCGCAAGATTAAAGAACTTGAAAAATCTCCAGAGCAAATTGAACGTGAAAAAATGCAAAAAGAGCTTGAAGAGCTTCGCAATGAAAAGAAACGTGCTGAAGAAGAAAAGCAACAGATGCAAATGGAAAAGCTCAGAAATCAATATGCTGCTGAAATTGAAAATGAGATTGAATCTGGACTTAATGATGCTAAATCAAAGCTTCCTAAAGGTAACCCTAGAGTAATTAAACGTATTGCTCAAACTATGCTTCATGCTATGGAAAATGGATATAATGACGTAACTGTACGTGATGTTATTCCTGTTGTAGAAAAAGAGTGGCAAGAAGAATTACGTTCTTACTTTGATACATCTGCTGAAGATTTATTAGAAGAATTAGTTGGTAAGCACAATTTGGATAGAGTTAGAAAGAAGCGTTTAGGTTCACGTCCAAATGCGCCTAAGACAAGTGCTAGTTCTATTAAAGACACAGGCTCTAGCAAAATCCAAGAAGATGTTGAAAGACCTAAGAAAAGTTTAAAATCATTTTTAAGAGATGACTAAACGGAGATAATATGAAAGTACATCATACAAGAATCAGATATGAAGACTCGGGGATCTCTAAACAGATCCTCACTCCTCATGGAATGATGCAAATAAAATTAAATAAAGAAGAAGGCAGCTTTAGTATTACAAATCATGTTGGATATGAAGTTGCTAACGGTAAGTCAAAAAGTTTAGCCGGACTTAAAAAGAAAGCCAAAAGTGTATTATGTAAGCTTACTGGCATTCAGTTTAAGAAAGAAGCTAAACCTAGTAGACAAGGCAAGCGTATTGGTGGAATTATTTCTAAATAGTACACTAGCTAAGTATATAAATTAACAAGTTAAATCGAAGGAATAAATTTATAAGTAATTTTTAAGATTCATTAATACCCGTAAAAGGATTTAATGATACCAAGATTATAAAAGTAATATTTAAAAATTCACTAAATAAAATATAAAAAACTATAAAAGGAAAATAAAATGGCTGTATCAAATACACTAGACACACTAAATGGTCTATTCAAACAAGTTTATGCAGATCAACTGCAAGACTTAATCCCCGATGGCGTAAAACTATTAACAATGATCGATTTCTCTAAAAGAGACAGCATCGGTCAAGCTTATAACCAACCCGTAGTTCTTGGAATGGAACATGGCGTTACTTTTGCTGGTCCTACTGAAGATGCATTTACTTTGCAAGACGCAGTTGCTGGTCAAATCAAAAATGCTGAAGTTAAATCTTCTCAGTTACTTTTGAAATCATTGCTTGGTTATGCTTCTGCTTCACGATCTGCTGAAGGCGGAGCTAAAGCTTTTAAATCTGCTACTAAGTTCCTAGTTGGAAACATGCTCCGATCAGTAACTAAGAAGCTTGAAATCGAAATGCTTTATGGACAAGTTGGATATGCTACTCTTGCAGCGGCTGCTTCAAGCGTAACTATTGCTATCCCTGCTTCTCAATGGGCTCCTGGTATCTGGGCTGGCGCTGAAAATATGCCAATCGATATCCGTGACTCTGCTGGCGCTAACTCACGTCTACGCACAGTAACTGCTGTTAACTTTGAGACACGTTCAATCACTGTTGATTCTGCTGTAGTTATTGCTTTGGATGACGTAATTTATCACAAAGGCGCTTTCGGAAAGCAATTTGCTGGTATCCACAAAATCATCACTAACACTGGTCTTTTGTTTGGTATCAATGCTTCTGAATACTCTCTTTGGAAGGGTAACACATACAATGCAGGAAATGCTCCTTTGTCTTTCCAAAAACTTCAAGAGGCAGTTGCTAAAGCTGTTGAAAAAGGTTTGGATTCTGATGTTAAAGTTATCGTAAATCCAGACGTATGGGCTGATCTTTTGACAGACCAAGCTGCTCTCCGAATGTACGATTCTTCTTACTCTCCTGCTAAAATGGAAAATGGTTCTAAAGAAATCAAGTTCCACGGTCAGAATGGTATGATTGAAATCGTTCCTTCAATCTATTGCAAGCGTGGCTTTGCTTACGTATTGTCAATGGACGAGTGGTTACGTATTGGTTCTACTGAGGTTACATTCCGACGACCTGGAAGAGGCGATGAGTTCTTCAGAGATGTTGAGAATGCAGCAGCTTATGAATTAAGATGCTACACGGATCAATGTATTTTCAGTCACGCTCCTGGCAAAAATGTGCTCATAACGGCCATTGCATAATTGATATAATCTAATATTATCAATAACTTAAAGGGATCGCAAGATCCCTTTTTTTTTACTAAAATAAGAAAATAAACATTGACAGTATTGTACTTTTATTGTATAGTATTATTAAGGAGACAATATGAAACAAAAGGTAGGATACATTTACACACATACAAATATAATTAATGGTAAGGTTTATGTTGGAAAAACAGTTCAATTACCAGAAAGAAGATTTGGTAAAAATTATATTCGCAAATATAAAAGCTGTACTGCATTTTTACGCGCATTAAAAAAATATGGTCAAGAAAATTTTAAAACAAAAGTTTTATTAACAGTTTTAGATACTTCATATTTAAATCAATTTGAAGCTGAATTTATTAAATTTTATAATAGCGTTACTCCGCA